GCCGACGCAGTTCAAAATAAGCAGATTGGTTTTATGGGGATGGCAACTGCAACCACGAGTGCAAACTTGATCACGGCTGCTGGTGCTATCACAAGCAAGCGTGCTGTTCTCGTTGCTCCTGGGATCTATGACGCAGACGGTACGTTGAGGAGTGGCGTCTATGCTGCGGCTGCGGTTGCAGTAGAAGTTTCAAAGAATAGTGATCTCGGGGATGATCTTGATACGTTTACACTCTCGGGACTCACTGGCATTGAGAAGGGCGTTGAGGGCTATCCCATCTTCCGTATCAAGTCAAACGCGGGAACGCCTGTAAACGACTTTGAGACGCTTCTACAGGGTGGTGTGTCGCCACTGAGGCTTGGTCGAAATGGTCAGGTGCAAATCACTCACCTTCGTATGGCTTACGTCGTAGACACGGTGTGGGATTCATTGATGACTCGTCTTATTGTTGACCAACTGTTCGTGGATGTGCGAGCGTACTGTGAGGACAACAATTATCTGAGGCGGGGTAACACGGCAGAGGTACGGAACGATCTCAAGGCAGGCGTCGAGAATCTTTTGCTTGAGCGTCGTAATTGGGTTGAGCCAATGATGCAGCCTGACGGAACTCTTGGATACTTCGTTCAGGTTCAGCCATCGGCTGATGGTCGTCAAGTGACGATTAGCTACAAGGGCAAGGTTGTTCGTGGCATCAGCACAATTCTCGTGGATGCCCAACTGACCATCGCCGCATAGAAGGGAGAAATAAATAATGGCATATCTGGAAGCACTACGCGCTCCTGACCTTGGTACGTTCATCAATGGTGAGGATTTCGCGGCTGTGCAAGACATGAACGAGGAGTTTCGCCAGGAAGTTGCGTTCCGTGGTGGCTTCGGTTCCGATGGCCCGATTGTAAGAATGGTCAGAGGAGCGGATGAAAACACAATCAGCTTCTCAGCACTACTCCTACGAGCCGGTGTAGCTCGTGGTCTCAACGACGAGGACAAACTCAAGGGTCTACGTGATTTTGAGGTTATGACTCGACGTGGTGAACATCGATCTGTTTACACCAACTGTAACTGGACACGGATCGGAATTGCATCTGGTCTAGATCAGGTCATGCTTACGTGCGACATCACGACTCCGGGGTTCGTGACAGCATGATTGAGCTAAGGGCGGAAGACATCAAGCGTGTAGTCATTGCGCTAGAAAGATCGGCGGATGCAAATGAAAAGCTGCTTGAGATCGCAAACAATGAACAACTCATCTTGGACGAGGGGCCAGTAGTTTGCCCTCATTGTGGAGCACAAGATCCAATTGTGACTCCGCGAGAGGAAGGCGGCTCTGGCCCTTTGTCCGAGTTTGTAGTCATCGCTGATACAAATTGTTGTGCAAGAGTGATCTATGCTGTTCCGAGTAGCTATGTTGTTTTTGATAAGCAGAAAACGGTTGAAGCGTACATGATGGAAGGGCGGGCATGAGCAATATTGTTCAACAAATTAGAGACAGCCGTAGATTGGCCCGAATGCGCTTGGGTCAAGAGTCACCAAACATGGTTGCTCTCAAGTCGGCACCGGAAGTACGGATGGCAATGGTTCCACTGACCGAGGCAGAGCACGAGCTTTCTCTTGCCGAAGCTGCTGCGATTGATGCGCCTGAGAATGAGTACGGCGTAGAGATGAGGGATCGAGTTTTGAAAAGCAATCATTTGTACCATGCATTGAGAGCACCTGAAGATGTAACACAAAAAGTTTTCAATAGCTGGAGAGAATGTGCTGAACTTTTTGAGTTAGCTGATCTTGAATACCTCGGCGAGGAATACGCTGCCATGGTTCACGATTCATCCCCTGCTTTTGATGGTATGGATGAGGAGCAACTAAGTGAACTAAAAAAAGCCTTAGAGACAATCGATTGGAGCGTGCTATCTGGCGCACCCTGGTATCATCTCAAAGCGTTCTTTTTGACAGCTTCTCCCGATGCACTCAGGGCCAGTTTGTATGGACGCTCCTCAATCAGCAAATTGATTGGGATGAACGAGAACAGCGAGTCCACCCTGAATGCCGAGGAAAGTTAACCCAAAATATTTGTGAGGTATGCAACAAGCCATTCGACTATGAGACGATGACTGAGCTTGAGGAACAGTATGCTGATGAAATTTATAGACCAGGAGAGGAAATAGAGATAACTGTTGAACTCCCTGACGCAGAGAGGAAGCGTCGTCGTGTGGAGATCGAGCAGGCATTTGAGAATCAATAATGTCAACTAACTACCGCATAAATGCAGTTGTCACATCACACGGAGATCAACTCCGTGCTGACATGCGGAGAAATGTTGGATCGCTCACAGAGTTTGATCGCAAGATTGCAGGTAGTAGTAGACAGATGGGTGTATGGGGTCGTCAGATGCAGGCTATGGCGACAACTATCAGATATGCATTTGCCGGTGCTGTTATTTATGGAGTCGCTAGAGCCGTCAATGGGCTTGGCGAATTTGAAAAACAGTTGGGACAAATTGATTCACTCATAGGAACCATTGGTAAGAACGGCAAGTGGGACACAATGGGTTTGAGCGTTGAACGCTTTGGTGATGAAGCTCTGAAGATGTCCAACAAATATGGCATCGCTGTTGGTGATGTCCTGTCCTCGCAGGAGAGGTTTGCATCTACCTTCAGCCGCAACGATGAAACAATGTTTGCGCGAGGGGCAGCCGGTGCCAAGAAATACAATGCTGAGATGTTGGCATACACAGACACACTCTCACGACTCCAACTTATTGCCGAGGGTGCCAGCGCAACTGATATGGGTAATGCCCTTGGTGGCTTTGCTGCTTCATTGAATATCAAGAACCCTGGCGACTTTGCAAAGAGATTTTTGAATATGTGGGCGTATGTGAGGGCGAAGACTCCAACTTTGACGGGTGTGGATCTAGCACGAGATGTCGGTGTGCTAGGTCAAGGTGCGCAGATAACAGGCATGACACCGACTGAGGTTATGGCTCTGTATGGCATTGCTCAACAGTCTGGTGGTACGCCTGCGACTACTGCTCGTGGTTTGCGGCAGCTTCTTACAACCTCTTTGTTGCATCCGACCAAGAAAGAAAGTGTTAAAGCTTACAACGAAGCTGTTGGCACATCGGATCCAACAGAATTGAGAAAGATTGGTGGACTGGAAGTTCTACGAAGGCTGCTCACGTATGTAGCTCCAAATGGAACTACGATGTCCAGAGCGCAAAAAGCAATACTGACCGATGAGACTCTTGATCCTGGTGAAGCTGCGCAAGAGGCTCAGCTTCGCGGAGTAAACTTAACTCGTGCCTATACACTGTTTGGTCGCTCTGAGTCAACCAGAGGCTTCTTGACCTTGCTTTCTCAAGGTGGGCCAGATGCTATTCAAAAGTTTATTGATGGTCTGAATGACGCGCAGAGGGATATGCTTGGCATCCGGCAGACTGACATAGCCAATAGTAGAAATTATTGGGCACAGATTAAACAAGCACAGGCCAACCTGCCAATGCAAATCATTCGCGGCCCTCTAGCTCCGGTGATGAGAAGACTTGCCCAAGGTATTCGCGGCGCATCTGATTTAACTGTCGATCATCCTCATATAGCGCAAGGTGTAGTGCTTGGCACTCTAGGGGCAGTAGCAGCTTCAAGGTTGTTGATGGGGAAGGGTGTTCTTCAAAATATTCCTGGCCCTCTAGGTAAACTTTTGGGCAGAAGTGCAAGCAGTGCAGGTGCTCTTGCAATGGGTGCTGGTCTTGGAGCATTTGACTCCAAGGGACTAGGTACTCGTGCCGATCCGATGTGGGTTGTAATTGATCTAATTTCTTGGTTGGCTCCTGCCGCACCTAGCAGTACGAATGGTGGCGGCGCAGGAGGTACGGGACTTCCTCCTGTTGTTGCCGCAGGTGGTAAGTGGGGATCTCGTCTAGCGCGAGGTAGTATTGCTGCCGCCGCTGCTATAGGCATATATGAAACATACAAGCATCGATCAGGGCTGAATGAATTTCAGGATGAAAGTTTCTATCCTTGGCTTGATAAAAATATTCCAGGGATGAAGCAGATTCACAATCTGTTAGGCGTGGGTAGAAAGAAACCGCCTGTGTTCGCTGGTTCGTTTATGACGCAGTTGAACAATCAGCGCAACCTGACCCTCCAAGCACAAAAGATGTTGGGGCCAAATGCCACTGTAGATATGCTGAACAATCAAAGAAATCAATTATATCAGCAACAGCAAGGACGAGTACAGGTTGAAGGAAATTCAAGTGTTGAGGTACGAGTCAAGCTGGTTGACTCCAAGGGACGTGCGCTAACCGAAGAAAGAGTGCATGTGAATACAAAACTTATTCCATCTGGCGACAAACCTCAGTCACGAGGTAAAAAGAAGTCGATGAGGTCTGGTACGCCGGTAGGGCCACACTGATGGCTAATCCACGAATCCCATATCCGTATGACGACAACAAGCCACCGAAGTCACCTACGGTCGTGCATGGCACCAAGCAGGCAAATGTTTTCCTTCCAAGTGAAGACACAGCGCGTTATATTGTTGATCCTGACGATTTCGCTCGACCATATCTTGCTGTGCCAGGTGGACGAGCATTCGTGTGGCCGTTGGGTACTGAGGGATTTGAAGTGCAGGAGCAGGCCGAGCTAGGCAGGCATAAGTATATCGGTGAGATCCAGATGGATGTCGATGTGATCCACAAGGCGGAAACAATTATCAACCTGTCAGGTCTATTTCCTGGTTGGACTTCCGTAGCCAACATGAATGCACTGAGACAAATCTTTTATGCTGATACTCCGGGCAAAGGAAAAGTCCTTCATCTCCCCGGCATCTTGCCAAATCTTCAATACGTCGTCTGTGAGTCTCTAACCCACTCACATGCTGAGCAAGAGATGTCGCAGGACATCGCATATCAGCTATCTGTGGTCAAGGTAGGAACG